TAAGCTAAGGGCGTGGCAAGCAAGTAACCTTGTCACAAGTTAAAAGGCATACTAAAATGTCCCAACGAATCTACGAGGTGAACGCATGACGACCGCAAGTGTTATGACCTATGACAGTTTGGTCGAAAACATCCAGTCCTATCTGGAGCGTAACGACACTTCCACGCTGGACAAGATCCCCCTGTTTATCATGCTTGCTGAGCAGGTTATAGCCTCTCAGATCAAGTTTTTGGGTAACCTGACCGTCAACACCAGCACCATGACCGCAGGCGCTAACGTGATTGATAAGCCTGCTCGTTGGCACAAGACTGTCTCCATGAACATTACAGTAGCTGGTGAGCGCCAGCCTGTGTTTAATCGTAGGTATGAGTACCTGCGCGAGTACTGGCCTGACCCCGCGCAAACGGAAGTCCCAAAGTACTACTGTGACTACGACTACACCCATTGGATGGTGGCGCCTACTCCTACGTTGGCTTATGATTTTGAGGTGCTGTACTACGAACGTGTCCAACCTTTGGACAGCTCCAACCAGACCAATTGGTTCACCATCTACGCCCCCCAAGCACTGCTTTACGGATCACTCCTCCAAGCTATGCCTTTCCTCAAGAATGACGACCGAGTGCCATTGTGGCAGGGTCAGTACAAGCTGATCATGGACATCTTGACGGCTGAGGACAAGTTGCGTGTTGCAGATCGCCAAGCGGTCGCCAATGACAGTTAAGGACTAACATGAGCTACAACTCACCATTCACAGGCAACGTCATCCAACCGACGGACGTTTCTTATCGTGCCATTACTCTGAGCGCTAACACCCAGTTGGAGTGGCCCATCAACGGCAACGCCACTGACGACTACGCCGCTCGTATCATGCAGGTGACCGCTACTGCTGGTAGCTTGAGCCTGTACATGCCCCCTGCCAACCAAAGCTCTGTAGGTAACGACGCGCTGATTCGCAACGTCGGAGCTAACACCTTCACGGTTAAAGACTACGCTGGCGCTAATACGATCATCTCGATTGCCGCTGGTGAGTCCAAGTATGTCTACATCACAGCCAACCCTACAGTTACGGGCACATGGGGCAACATTGCTTTTGGCACTGGAACATCCTCTGCTGATGCCGCCACCTTGGCTGGCTATGGTTTGGTTGCCAGTGGCTCAACTTTGAACCAAAGCCACCCTGCTTTGACATTGGTTAACGCTGGGACTTTTGGCGTAACCAATAGAGCACAAACTTCGGTGTGGGACGGCGGTGCTGGTACTTACACGCTACCTTCAGCCACTACGCTTGGAAACAACTGGTTTACCTTGTTTAAGAACAGCGGAACTGGCTCAATGGTGATCTCCGCCGCTGACAACATTGACGGACAGTCTACAAAGACGTTTGCGCCTAACGAGTCTGCTTTCATTGTCAGCACTGGTACAACCTACTTGACCGTTGGCTACGGGGTCAGTAACCAGTTCTTCTACACGTCTTTGGTTAAGGCGGTAGTTACAGGGTCGTACACTTTAACTTCAAGTGAAGCCACAAACACCATTCAGACCTACACAGGAACATTGACTGGTAACGTCACAGTGGTTTACCCACCAGTGGTGAACTTGTACGTGATTAAGAACTCTGTGACAGCAGGTGGCTTTACCCTGACTGTTGGAACTGGGTCTGGTACGTCGGTGGTCATTCCTTCTGGTCAACAGGTGACCTTGGCTTGCGATGGTACTAATTTCTTCAACGCCAACACCTCTCAGGCTGGCGCTGTGACTACGTTAAGTTTGGCTGATGGAACCGTAGGCTCACCGTCCTTAAACTTTGGTAACGAAGCAACTACAGGTGTTTATCGTGCAGGTGCTGGTCAATTTAACACAGCCATTTTGGGCGTTTTGAGGTCTACGCTGTCAGCAACAGGTTTGACGATTGCTGGGTCTGTAGCAGGAACAACTGGAGTATTTTCTGGAGCTGTTTCTGGAACAACTGGAACATTTACCAGTGGCGTTTCTGGGGGCACGTTCTAATGACCAAAAAGGTCTTTGCGCTTGATACAAAGCCGGGCATCCAGCGCGATGGAACTGTTTTTGACAAAGAGTTCTACAACGACGGACGTTGGGTAAGGTTCCAGCGCGGACGCCCTCGCAAGGTTGGTGGCTATACGCAGATAACCGCAGGGATTTCAGGCCCATCTCGTGGCATTTACGTCAACCCACAGCAAAGCTTTAACAACGTATTTAATGGGCACTCTAAGGGTTTGCAGGTTGTTCCTATTGACAACAACGGTGTGGGTGCTGGTGTGACGGATCTAACGCTGTCTAACTTTACGGCATCGGACAACAATCTGTGGCAATTTGATACGTTCTTTGACGTCAGCGGATCTGGAAATAACTTGCTGTTAGCGCACCCCGGTCAGTCGCTTGCCCTCATCGACAACAACGTCAACACCCCTGTTTTGGGTGGCAACATCACTGGCACAAGTTTGTCAGCTATTGGCGTGTTCACCGAGTCGGTGTTTCTCAACAGCACCACGACAATGTATTTGTCAACTCAAAGCCTTCAGGTTGGCGCAGGTCAATCCATCTCTGGGACTGGTATTCCTTCTGGTACTACGATTGTTTCTGCCAACCTTTCCGTGCCTGTTTTGAATGCTGTAGCCGTAACTGGTATTGCTGGTCAGTGCTCCTGCACATCAACAACAGGTTTGTACATAGGTCAAACAGTAGCCGTTTCTGGCACCAACACTGGCACAGCAACAGGCATTACCTCTGGCGTGACGTACTTCATCATTGCCACTAACTATGCTACAACTTTTACTTTGTCCGCCTCCTCTGGTGGCGCGGCAATTGTCACCACCGCTGGCTCAACAACTGGCTTGGTGTTTACGCTTGGTCAGATACAGAACGTAATAATTTCTGCCGCCGCAACAACATCTGGCGCTTCTACAATTACTTTTGACAACAACGTTTCCGTTTCTGGTGGCGTGGTCACCCTTCACCCTTACGTGTTTGTTTACGGCAACAACGGACTTATTAGGAACTGCTCAGCAGGCAATCTAAATGATTGGGTCTCTGCGGACGCCAATGAGGTATCTGTAGCGACTGGAAAGATCGTCCAAGGGCTACCCGTCAGGGGAGGTTCAAACGCGCCTTCTGGGCTGTTTTGGAGCCTTGACAGCCTTATCCGTGTGTCTTACATCGGTGGTGCTGGTACACCCCCACAGTTTTGGCGTTATGACTTGATCTCTTCGCAATCGTCTATCCTGTCTTCTCAGTCTGTGATTGAGTACGACGGTATCTATTATTGGTGCGGTGTTGACAGGTTCTTGCTTTACAACGGTGTTGTGAAAGAGATCCCTAACACCATGAACCAGAACTACTTCTTTGACAACCTAAACTACGCCCAGCGCGAAAAGGTTTGGGTGTCAAAGGTTCCTCGTTTTGGTGAGATTTGGTGGTTCTACCCTCGTGGGAACGCTACTGAATGTACAGATGCCATCATCTACAACATACGCGAGAACACTTGGTACGACGCTGGTGAGGCTCTTGGCGCTCGTCGTTCTGCTGGTTACTTCTCTCAGGTCTTTACTCGCCCAACTTGGGCTTCATGGGAGACTAACGAAGTAGGTGGTGTAAACGCCCTCACGTTAACTGCTGGTGGAACTTTGTACACCAACGGAACCTACACCAACCAAGCGTTGACAGGCGGAAGCGGTTCGGGCGCTACAGCTACGATTGTGGTGGCTGGAGGTATCGTTACCTCCGTGACGATCTACAGCAAGGGCAAGAACTACGTTGTTGGCGATGCCCTTTCAGCCGCGATCCCAGTAGGTTCTGGGCTGATTATCACGGTCAATCAGGTGGTTGACTTTGTGTCCTTGTGGCAACACGAGATTGGGACTAACGCGGTACAGAACACGACCGTGTTGGCAATTGAGTCGTTCTTTGAGACCAATGACTTAGGCTTTGTCTCAGGTGGCCCCTCCCAGCCTTCTCCTGTCGGCGAAAACAAATGGTTACGCCTAGAACGTGTTGAGCCTGACTTTGTACAAAGTGAAGACATGGAGCTGTATGTGACTGGACGATCATTTGCCCAGTCCGAAGATACAACGTCTTCTGCGTACACATTTAGCCCAAACACTGGCAAGGTTGACATGCGTGAACAACGACGTGAGCTTCGTTTAAAGTTTGTCTCTAACGTGGCAGGCGGTAACTACCAAGTTGGTAAGATCATCCTAGACGCTGATTTAGGCGACGTGAGACCGTAATGGCAACCATACTTAACACCAATTTAGCCTATGACCCAAGGTATCACACCTTTGAGTCGTGGGCATCGCTCATGTGTGAGCAGTACGCCGCACAGCAGTTGGCTATACCAGACGCAAACACGGATTGGAAAGAGTGGGCGTCAGGTCTAAAAGCGATTGATGTGTTTACCAATGAGGGCATCCCCGGCCCCTTCATCTTCAACGACTGGCAAGAATGGGCTGAAGCTCTTGTCAATTCTGTTAACCCAGCGGTGAACTAATATGGCGTTACCAACAAATTTTTCTAATACTTATGAAGATGTGTATGACGTTTTTGGTGGAAAAGATGCTACGAACGATTTAATTGCAACATTTAAATCTATGGGTTTAGATGATGATGCGATTGCGTCTACTTTAGCCCCGTATCGTCCAGCCACAGCCACAACAGATGGCGCTTTGACTGTTGCCGCAAACAACACAGCTACAAACAACACTGCCAACACAAGTGCTACTTCAAATGTTGCAAACACAGCCGCTTCTACAGCAGACACGGCAGGTGCTCTGACTCAAGCCTCTACTGGATCAACAGCTTCTAATGCAGGCGCATCATCTGCCATGTCTGACGCTGACGCACGAGCGTTGATGGAGGCTCAATACGCCACAATTGGTCGAACAGGTGTTGGTACAGGCGCAAATCAAATTGACCAAACAGGTCTTGACGCATGGACGAACGCTTTGGTAAAGGGTGAAATCAGCCCCGCAGACCTTAACACTCGTTTTAGTACGGCTGTTACCGACTACATGGCGCAGAACCCTGCCGACCAATACACCACCTACGTAAAAGATTACCAAGCAAAACAAGCTGGTACTACTGGCGCAAAAACAGAAACAACTGGCGGTGGGGATATTGGTGCTACCTCCAATGTAGGCAATGTGGCTACTACAGGCGCAACAGGAGCCTTAACTCAAGCCGCTACTGGATCAACAACTGGCGTCACTGATTTGTACAAAAGCGTATTAGGACGTGCTCCTGATGCTGAAGGTGAGAAGTTCTGGTACGAGAAGTTTGGTTCTGAAATTAGTCCAGAAGAACGTGCGCAGTTTGAGTTAGCCGCAAAAGCTGAACTAGACAGCCGAACTCAAAATTTGTACAGCGAATTTATG